ATATACACCCTACCCGCAGGTGCAAACGACGCTCTAAACGTGCTCTATCGCACCATGAACCGCCCTAGTGCGAGCTATACATCCTCCGCGGGTGGTACGGTTGGAAACGTGGGTGACAACGACGTAGACACGTTCTGCCTGCAAACTAGCGCAAACGGGAATATTTCAGCTAATTTTGGTACAAACCAAGAGATTTATGCTGGCTCAATTGGTTTGTTGCCTTATGTATCAGGTGGTGGTAGTCAGACGTGGACTTTGACGCTTGAGTACTCAACAGACAACGTCACATACTTAACGTTAGAAAGCCTTGGCACTGTAACGGTAACTGATAACGAGTGGATTTGGACGGACATAAACCCGGGGCAAGCCGTCCAGTACTACCGCGTTCGCGCCTCTGGTGGTACGACTTTGGCTTTGCGTGAGTTTTACGTTGGAAATAATTCCACTGAGATTACCATGTCTCGCTTGAACCGCGACGACTACACGAACCTGCCAAACAAGAACTTTACGTCAAACCAGCCCTTCCAATTTTGGTTTGATCGCACAATTCCTTTGCCCTCGTTGTATTTGTGGCCCGTCCCTAGTGATCCATTCGTTCAAATCACGGTGTGGTACAGCAAACAGATCATGGACGTGGGTTCATTGACAAACGAGCTGTACATCCCAACGCGCTGGTACGAGGCAACGCTGATGATGTTGTCGCATAGGATGGCGCTAGAGTTGCCCGGGGTCGATCTTACGCGCATCCAATACCTCGAAGGTCAGGCTGAGAAGTACCTGAACATGGTTGAGCAAGAAGAGCGCGATCGCTCGCCCCTGTATCTGGCACCAAATATTTCTGTATATACTAGGTAAAAAGTATGCAGTTTTTAACATACGCTCACTGCAAGCCTGATGGTTCAATCTTTTACATAGGTAAAGGATCGTCCAAACGCGCTCACAGTTCAAACGGGCGTAATGTTGTGTGGAAGCGTACCGTTGAAAAGCATGGTGGTTTTTCAGTCTTGGTGCTTGCCAAGTGGAACACTGAGCAAGAGGCGTTTGACCACGAGATTGCATTGATTGACACATTCCGTGATATGGGCCATAAGTTGGTCAACATTGCAAACGGCGGTATGGGTTCTACTGGCTTTCGGCATACCGAAGCTCATAAAACTTTTAAAGCTCAAATGATGCGCGACCGTAATCCTATGGCAACGCCAGAGCTTCGGGAAAAGCAAAAAGTGGCTTTGAAGCAAGCTATGAGCAGGCCAGATGTTCGCTCACGTATAAGTGCCGCTTTGTCTGGCAAAAAGCTGTCAAAGGCGCACGTAGAGTCTTTGAAGAACTGCCACCCAATGAGACCATGCGTCATCAACGGCGTTGAGTATCCATCCATGATGGAGGCATCTCGTTCCATAGGTGTGCGTCACGGCACTTTGTACCGCTGGTTAAATAACCAAGATGTGCGGCACAATGGCAAGTATCGACACATCACCGAAGCGAGGTGGATCTAATGCCGATGTTTCTTGATACTCGTGGAATGGCGACCTTATCGATTGCAATTTGTGATCGGTGCAGGTTTAAAAGACCCCACGCTGAGATGAGACCTGACCCGAACTTCCCCGGTCTCCAAGTCTGTGGGCAAAATTGTGCAGATGAGAAAGATCCCTATAGACTTCCAGCCCGAAAAACTGAGAGAATAACGATCAGATTCCCGCGTCCTGACGTGAGCGTTGCCGCCAATGACAACAACATTGTTACAACTCAAAACGGTATCACTGGTGGTAGCTTCATCATCTCGACCGAAGGTAATACTCAGGATCCTGAGAACAACGGTAACCTAGACCAACTGAGCCCATAATATGTCCGCACAAGTAACGATCACACAATTACCTGCCGCTGGTGCAATTACTGGTTCAGAGTCCGTTCCTATCGTTCAGAACGGTCAAACCGTACAAACTACGACAGGTGCTATTGCGGCTTCTCCTTCACAACCTTATCAGTACCTCACTGTTATCCAAACCCCTCAACTAGCCAACAGTCGCGCACTGTCTGGCGGTACTGGTATTGGTTTGGTTGATGGTGGTGCTCAATCTACCTTACAGATCACCCTAAACGCTGTCTCAGGAAGCCTTGAAACGGCGTCTAACGGGATTATTGCCAAATCTGGTAGCGCAGTAGTAGCTCGTACTTTGACAGCCTCTGGCAACGGTTTAAGCATTACCGATGGCAATGGCGTATCAGGTAACCCAACATTTGCGCTGAGTGGTGTTGCGGCTTCTGTGGCTGGCTTGTCTGGCACAGGTATGCTTGCCATGACAGGTGGTGGTACGACTGTGTCTGGTCGTGACCTTTTGGGTACGGCAAACCAGATCACCATAACCAATGGAAACGGCTCCTCTGGTAACCCTACGTTTGCTATTACGAGCAACCCAGAGTTGCCCGGCGTCGAGGGCGTGACCTTACCGTTTGGTACAACCGCTGAGCGCCCAGCCATTCCAAACAATGGTGAGCTTCGCTACAACACCTCAACAGGAACCTTTGAGGGCTATGCCAACAACGCTTGGGGTGCAATCGTCACAGGTACTGGCGTAACTTCTGTTGCTACGGGTACGGGTCTCACGGGAGGCCCAATCACCTCAACGGGCACAATCTCTATTGCTAACACTACGGTGACCGCTGGTAGCTACACCTCTGCCAACATTACTGTTAATGCTCAAGGTCAGATTACTGCCGCGGCAAACGGTGCGGCTGGTGGTGTTACAAGCTTTACCGCTGGAACCACTGGTTTTACGCCAAGTACAGCATCCACAGGCGCCATTACCTTGGCGGGGACTTTGGCGCTTACCAACGGCGGCTCAGGTCAAACCACAGCTCAAGCGGCAATAAATGCTTTTGCAGGCGCGGTTACAAGTGGATCGTACTTACGAGGTAACGGAACGAATGTGGTGATGAACACCATACAAGTTGCCGATGTTCCTACGCTTAACCAAAACACAACAGGCACCGCGGCTAACATTACAGCCACAACCAACGCAACACTAACAACTTTAAGCGCCTTGAGCTTGCCCGGCTCACAAGTCACTGGCAATATTTCTGGCAATTCGGCTAACGTCACGGGTACTGTAGCCATTCTTAATGGCGGAACGGGTCAGACTACAGCAGGTGCCGCATTCAATGCTTTATCGCCCATCACCACAACTGGTGACCTGATCCTTGGTAACGGTACTAACAGCGCTACCCGCTTGGGAATTGGTGCTAACGGTTATCTTTTATCGTCTAACGGCACAACAGCCTCATGGCAACCAGCCCCTGCTGGTGGTGTGACGACTTTTAGTGCAGGTACTACGGGTCTGACCCCCTCTAGCGCAACTGGTGGTGCGGTTACTTTGGCTGGCACCTTGGCTTTGGCTAATGGCGGCTCTGGTCAAACATCAGCTCAGTTAGGAATGAATGCCTTTGCTGGTGCAGTCACTAGCGGATCGTATTTGCGTGGCGATGGCACAAATGTTGTGATGAACACAATCCAAGTGGCTGATGTCCCAACACTCAATCAAAACACCACTGGTACAGCATCTAATGTTACGGGAATTGTGGCAATCGCTAACGGTGGCACAAACACAACTGCAACTGCTACAGCAGGCGGTGCGGCTTATGGAACTGGTACAGCTTACGCCTTTACTGCGGCTGGAACAGCAGGTCAGGTGTTAACATCGGCGGGTGCATCAGCTCCCGTATGGTCAGGAATCTCAGGAGGAACTTTCTAATGGCACAAGCAGGCTTTACACCAATTCAACTTTATCGCACAACGACAGGGGCGGCTGTGCCTTTGGCGGCTGACCTGTTGCCGGGGGAGCTTGGCTTCAACATCGCCAACACCGACATGGCCCTGTACGCCGAAAACGCATCAGGCACGGTTATACGCATCATGAACAACCCTGCTGGCCTTAAATATCCCACTGCGGATGGCACTAGCGGTCAAGTTGTTTCAACAGATGGCGCTGGCAACCTCAGCTTCTCAACCCCTGCAAGCGGCGCGACCAAAGGTCAAGCCATCGCTTTCTCAATGATTTTCGGTCTGTAAGGAACCATCATGGCAAATCCAAATATTGTCAACGTAGCCGCCATTTATGGCAACTCTTCGCAAACATCGCTAAGTAGCACCAGTGCTACTAGCTTGGTAAGCAATGCCGCATCTAGCGGTAAAGTTTTCAAGATCAACTCAATCACCGTTGCTAACGTAGACGGTACAGCCGCCGCTGACATCACGATCAACGTGTACAGCGCCGCCGCCTTGGGTGGTACGGCTTTCCCGATTGTTTCAACAATCTCAGTTCCTGCTGATGCTACATTGATTGTGACCGACAAAACCACTACGTTTTACTTGCTGGAGAATCAATCCATCGGTGCAACGGCTGGCACGGCTAACGACCTTGTGGTGAATGCAAGCTGGGAAGAGATCAACGCCTAAAGGGGGGCATCATGCCACTACGTCCTCCTTCTGGGTTTATCTCAGCATTTTATGATCCGCTGAATAACCCTAATGCACCGACCATTGGGACGGCTACGGGTGGTGATGCTTCTGCGTCTGTTGCGTTCACGCCGCCTGCTAACGTTGGTGGCTCGGCTATTACCGGGTATGGCGCTATTTCAACTCCCGGTGACGTTACCGCAACGGCTGCCTCGTCCCCTGTTACTGTGTCTGGCCTGACCAACGGCACAGCTTACACGTTTGCTGTGTGGGCGCTGAACTCGTATGGCCCGTCGCCGTATAGCGCGGCGAGTGGGAGTGTGACGCCACAAGATACAAGTAATCGAGCCATTTATTCTGGTGGAAATAACGGAAGTAACGATGTAAATGTAATTCAATACTTTAATATAACAACGACTGGAAACGCCACAGATTTTGGCGACTTAGTGGCCGCATTAGACCGAATTGCTGCTTGTGCCTCCGCAACAAGAGGGCTGACTGGCGGTGGCGGTGTAAATTCAATTGACTACATTACCATAGCGACTCTTGGAAATGCTCAAGACTTTGGAGATTTGCTTGCTGCAAATACTGCTCCAACTGCACTTTCAAGCAGCACTAGGGGCGTTTTTGCAGGTGGGGAGGCTTCTGGATTCTTTAATGTAATCCAATACCTTACTATTGCCACATTAGGAAACGCAACAGATTTTGGCGATCTTTTATTTGGTACATCTTTTTGCAGTTCTTGCGCGTCTACTACAAGGGGGGTTGTGTTTTCGGGTGACAGAACTTTTAGCGCAGACAGGAATGTAATTCAATACATTACTATTGCCACAACTGGAAACGCAATAGATTTTGGCGATCTACCTGAACCACCTTATGGTTACGACAAAGCCGCCGCATGTTCAAATAGCACCCGAGGGCTAATAGCTGGCAGTAACAATAATGCAATTAATTACATAACAATTGCGACTACTGGTAACGCCGCAGATTTTGGCGATTTGACTTTTGCAGGTAGTTATCAACAGTTAGCTGCATGCGCAAATACAACACGAGCGACCTTTGGTGGTGGGCAACAAACCAGTACGCAAGTCAATGTAATTTCTTACGTGACAATTGCGTCACTTGGTAACGCTGTGGATTTTGGCGATTTGTTATTTGCAAATTTCGCCCTTGCCGCCTGCTCTAACGCCCACGGAGGTCTCTGATGCCTAACAACAAATTCACAGGAGGCGTCTATGCCGTCGTATAGTGGTGTCTGGACGCTCACTGCGCAGTATCAAGCCAAGGGTGCTGGTAATTGGCCTTTACCGCCTTTAACTGGTGATATTGGTTTGTTTGGTGGTGGTGGTACAAATGTTATTCAATACATTACCATTACTTCTACTGGAAACTCAACAGATTTTGGCGATTTAACAGTTTCTAGAAGTTATACCGCCGCCTGCGCTTCAGCAACAAGAGGTGTGTTTGGTGGCGGGTCTGGAAGTAGTGTTGTGGATTACGTCACTATTGCTTCTGTTGGTAACGCGGCAGATTTTGGTGATCTATTAGGTAACGCAGAAGGGCCAGCAGGGTGCGGTTCGTCTACTAGGGGCATTTTTGCAGGTGGCGGGGAAGGGGTTGGTAGTAACGTAATTCAATACATTACGTATGCCTCTATTGGAAACACCACTGATTTTGGTGACATGACAAGAGCCGCGTCTACGCTTGCCTCATGTTCTTCTTCAACAAGAGGAATTTTTGCTGGTGGTACTGGCGCTGCTACTACAAATATTATTGACTACATTACCATTGCTACTACGGGTAACGCCACTGACTTTGGCGATTTATTATCGCAGGACTATGGTTTGGCTGGGTGTGGTTCTTCAACAAGGGGCATAATTAGTAGTGGATCAGCTACTAATGTAATTCAATACATTACGATTGCTTCAACTGGCAACGCCACAGATTTTGGAGATTTAACAAATCAATCATCTTATGGAAGTGCTACGTCTAATACCACTAGAGCCGTTCTTACTATTAACAATAATACAAACATAATTAACTACGTTACTATTGCCACAACAGGCAATGCAACTGATTTTGGTGATTTATTGGCAAATGCCAATAGTAGTCCTTCTGGATGTTCCAACGCTAACGGAGGTTTATAAAAATGGCAATCTCTTCATGGAACGCAGGCATCATTAGACCCGTTCCCGTAACTCCTGCTGGGCCGTATCAAGACGGCGCTGCTCCCGGTGTGTGGACGCTTGATCAGGTGGCGTACTGGCTCCAGCAAGGACTGTGGCCGATTGCGGGGAATGTTGCGCCTATTGGAATATTTTCCGGGGGCAATACTGGTAGCATGGTAAACGTAATTCAATACGTAATTATTGCAACTACCGGGAATGCTGTTGACGTGGGTGACTTAGCTGTAGCGCAAGGAAGGGGCGCAAACGGCACAATTTCTTCTGCTACCCGAGGTATTATGGCTGCTGGCAGCGACAACATAGGGTTATGCAACACCATTCAGTACATGACGATTGCCACCACTGGAAACTCCTTGGATTTCGGGGATTGCAGCGGTAGAAAAATTATTCTTGGGGGCTGTTCTAATTCCACTAGAGGAATTATTGCTGGTGGCGATCAATCGGAAACGGGTCGCGTCAATATTATTGAGTACATCACGATTGCTTCCACAGGCAACGCCCTTGACTTCGGAGATTTAACTCAAGTGTGGGAAGGTCTTGGTGGGGTTGCGTCTCCAACTCGGGGGGTATTTGCGTGTTCTCTCGGCCTTACGTTCAACACAATTAACTACGTCACCATCGCCTCAACGGGCAATGCTGTTAATTTTGGCGACTTAAACTCCTCTAGAAAAAGCGGCGGCGCGTGTTCAAACTCCACAACCGGAGTGTTTGGAGGGGGGTATCTTTTACCCGATAGCGTGAATACCGCAGACGTGCAGTCAATAACAATTGCCAGTACAGGAAACTCCTCCTCTTTTGGCACGCTGACCGTGGCGCGAACTGATTTGAATGGGGTCTCCAGTTCAACACGCGCCTTGTTTGCAGGCGGTAGTTCCGGAGGAGATATTAACGTAATTGACTACCTGACATTTTCCGGAGGTGGTTCGGCCCTAGACTTTGGCGACCTGTTGGCCGTTAACAAACAGATGTTTTCAGCGTCTTCGGTGCATGGTGGTTTATGATGAAACCCCTTACAAACAGGAGAACCCTTTGAGCAATGATCTGATCCTTGGCAACATGAACACTGCTCTGGCCGTAACGAAGCCAGAGTACAACCTGATGTTGAAAAACATCCAAGACCGGATGCCTGCTGTCGTGCGCGACACCAGCAACTTCCACAAGTCCCACAGCCAGTTCATGCAGGTGACTTTGGACGTGACGGCCATCACGCCGATCCGCTCCATCAAGCACACCTTGGCCGAAATTGACCGCACCCGCTCCGCTTTGCAAGAAGCCTACATTGGCCTGCGCAAGAAGCAAAACGAGTTGAAGAAGAAAGAGCGTGACCTTGAGGCATCCACCGATCCACTTGACCGTGAGCTGATGGAGATCGAGATTCTGGAGCTGAACAGCCACCTTGAGGGTACTCAGAACCACGTCAACGGCGCACTGCGCAAGATGAACTTCTTGGTGAACCAGCACGCCCAACTGCTGGAGCGCGTAGGCAAGAACGAGATCACCGAAGAGGACTACGAGAAAGAAGAGGCCCGTTATCACATCATGACGTGTATGAAGCAAGCCCTGAACGCCGCACGTTCACGCAACGGCATGATTGACGAAGGCAACCTGATCTATTTGTTTGACCTCGGTATCAACGCCGCTCAAGCGCAGGCTGAAGTGTTTGCCTACCTGAACATGGAGAACCAACTTATCTCCAACGGCAACGCTCCTACGCACGAGATGACCATGCGCTGGCTTGAGGCTTGTGCTGACAAGTGGGAAAAAGACCCAGAGACGTTTGCCGCTCGTCGTGGCTTCTCTGTCTTTGACCCAACGTCATTGACCAACACACCACAGTTGGAAAACAAATAATGCATTTAGTAGTTGGAACTCCAATGTATGGTGGTCAGTGCTGTTCGGAATATGTGCAGTCCCTGCTGGCGCTCAAGGAAGCGTGTATGGCTAACGGCATCAAGTTAACCTGCGTTTTTCTTGGCAACGAGAGCTTGGTTCAACGTGGTCGCAATACTATTGCCCACCACTTCATGCAGATGAAGGACGCAAGCCACCTGATCTTTATTGACGCTGACCAGAAGTTTGTGGCAAACGACATTGCCCGAATGATTAAAGCTGACAAAGGGATCATTGGTGGCCCAGTCCCAATGAAGGGAATCAACTGGGATAAGGTGCGTCAGGGCGCTGTTCTGAACCATCCTAACTTGTCTGTTCTTACGGGCATTTTCAATTTAAACAAGCTGGACGGTCACGAGATGATTAGCCCAGACTTGCCGTTTCAAGTAAAGCATATTGGCACAGGATTTATGTTGATCCGCCGTGATGTTTTTGAGAAACTACAGCCTCATGTGGGCTGGTATGACAATGGGGGTGTAACTATCCCCAAGGGCGAGAAGGTGTACGACTATTTCAAGGTACAGAACTACAACCACGAGCTTCTGTCTGAGGACTACAACTTCTGCCACTTGTACCGTGAACACGGTGGAACCGTCTGGGCCGCACCTTGGTGCGAACTTGGACACTTTGGCGCATATCTTTTTAGCGGGCAATACGCCCAAGGAGCATAAAAATGGCACATCGCATGATGAAGTATCGTTTAGCCGCTGACGGCACAGTCCCTACATTCCTCTGCCTACACGCTGAAGGTGTTGGTGGTGTGTTTGTGGTTGCTGACCCTACAACTCCCAGCCCCCGTGACATGGTCATGGTTGGCATTTCTGAAACCGATGACATTGGTGACGCTGAAGCTGTTGCCACTAAAGCTGACCTGTTGGCGTATTTGACAACAGTCGGTGCGAACTGGACACAACCTGATCCAGCACAGCCAAACAATCCAGAAGCTACGATTCCTTTTGATCCGTCTGCCGCTACCGATTGGGCATGGGGTCGTTTGGACGCACTGAACGCTTAATTGTGGACTCGGTAGAAACAAAATTAGCGGTGCATGAAGCCATCTGCTCGGAGCGCTATAACAGCATAGACCGTTCTTTGCGTGATGGGGACAAGCGCATGACAAAGATTGAGTACTTGCTGTACGCGGTGATGGTGTGTGTGTTATTCGGGCCGGGCGTTGCTGGCGAGCTCATCAAGAAGATTCTGGGGTTGTGACATGTGGGACTGGGTCGAAGCATTTATTGCGGCGACTCTTATGGTTGCCTTTGTCATTTACGGCACGTACATAATTGCATGGAGCTTGGTGTGAAATGGAACTTGAGTATTACACTAAAATTATTGGCGCAGTAACTGCTTCAACTGCCATGATTGGCGGGGGTTATACGCTTGCTGATAAGTTTGGTGTATTCCACAAAGACATCCTCAAGTGGGCGCCAGAACACTTTCAAATATCCGATGCGCCTGCAAATGGCGAATTCAAGGTTGTAGTGGCTCGTCAGAAGATTAGGGATAACTGTGAGGTTACGGCATTTAAGCTAGAGGTACGGGATTCTGAGTTGGTGGTACATCCAGCCAAGCCTAGCATTGCAACGTTTTCAGGCCCAGCCAGCGACACAGTGGACAAGTTTGGGTACAAGTTCAAGCTTGACACTACCGCGCAAGTAACGCCCGGCGTTGCTACGTTAATGGCTCACATTAAATATAAGTGCCCCGAGGGTGAAGTAATTGTGAACTACCCGTCACACAAGAATCTAATGTTTACGATTAAGGAATCAAATGTTTGAAGTTTTATCTGGGGGCTTGCTAGGCTCTATCTTTGGTGGCATCTTCCGCATGGCTCCTGAAGTCCTGAAGTTCTTTGACAAGAAGAACGAACGCTTGCATGAGCTTAATATGTTCTCTCGGCAGTGTGAGTTAGAACAACTGCGCGGTCAGATGAAGTTGGCTGAGATTGGCGCTCAACGGGAAGCCGCTATTGACGTAGGTGTCATGGATGCGTTTAACAATGCCATAGAACAGCAAGCCACAATGGTCAAAGCCGCAGGCGGTTGGGTCGCCTCTTTGTCAGCTTCTGTGCGTCCAGTGGTCACTTACTGGGTGTTGTTTGTTTGGTCATTTATCCACGTATGGTTTGCATGGAACGCATGGCTTGCTGGTGCGCCAGCCGTAGAAGTGTTTAAGACCATGATGACCCCTGACTTCTCAGCACTGTTATCTGGAACAATTAACTATTGGTTCCTTGATAGAACTCTAAAACAGCGTGGGTTATGAACCTAGAACTTGCCGCCGCTCTGTGTCGTCAATTTGAGGGCTACAGAGCCAAGCCGTACCTTTGTCCAGCTAATGTCGCCACGATAGGGTACGGTTCTACCTACTACGCTGACGGACGCAAGGTAACCCTTGAGGATGCCCCAATGGACGAGCCAACGGCTAGGGCGCTTTTGATGTTTGAGTTGGAGCACACCTATTTGCCCGGCGTCCTTCGGCACTGCCCCATCTTGGCAACCGATGAGCGCAAGTGCAACGGAGCCGTGGATTTTGTTTATAACCTCGGCGTTGGGCGACTCCAGACCTCGACTCTTAAACGTAAAATCAACGCTCAAGACTGGGAAGGCGCTAAAGAACAGCTTATGCTTTGGAATAAAGGCGGCGGTAAGGTTTTAGCTGGATTGACCAAACGGCGAACTGCTGAGTGCGCCTTGTTTTAATTGAAAAGGCAGATTAAAATGCCACAACGAATCTACGAGGTGAACGCATGACGACCGCAAGTGTTATGACCTATGACAGTTTGGTCGAGAACATCCAATCTTATTTGGAGCGTAACGACACTTCCACTCTGGATAAGATCCCCCTGTTTATCATGCTGGCTGAGCAGGTTATAGCCTCTCAGATCAAGTTTTTGGGTAACCTGACGGTCAACACCAGCAACATGACCGCTGGGGCAAATGTTATTGACAAGCCTGCTCGTTGGCACAAGACTGTCTCCATGAACAGTACAGTGGCTGGTGAGCGCCAGCCTGTGTTTAATCGTAGGTATGAATACCTGCGCGAGTACTGGCCTGACCCCGCGCAAACGGAAGTCCCAAAGTACTACTGCGACTACGACTACACCCATTGGATGGTAGCGCCTACTCCTGCCGCGGCTTATGATTTTGAGGTGCTGTACTACGAACGTGTTCAACCTTTGGACAGCTCCAACCAAACCAATTGGTTCACCATCTACGCCCCCCAAGCACTGCTTTACGGATCACTCCTCCAAGCTATGCCGTTCCTCAAGAACGACGACCGAGTGCCCTTGTGGCAGGGTCAGTACAAGCTGATCATGGACATCTTGACGGCAGAGGACAAGTTGCGTGTTGCAGATCGTCAAGCGGTCGCCAATGACAGTTAAGGACTAACATGAGCTACAACTCACCATTCACAGGCAACGTCATCCAACCAACGGACGTTTCTTATCGTGCCATTACGCTGAGCGCTAACACCCAGTTGGAGTGGCCCATCAACGGCAATGCCACTGACGACTACGCCGCTCGTATTATGCAGGTTACCGCTACTGCTGGTAGCTTGAGCCTGTACATGCCCCCTGCCAACCAAAGCTCTGTAGGTAACGACGCGCTAATTCGCAACGTCGGAGCTAATACTTTTACGGTCAAAGACTACGCTGGCGCTAATACGATCATCTCAATTGCCGCTGGTGAGTCCAAGTACGTCTACATCACAGCCAACCCTACAGTCACAGGTACATGGGGCAACATCTCCTTTGGTACTGGGACATCTTCTGCTGATGCCGCTACGTTAGCTGGCTACGGATTGGTTGCAAGCGGTTTAACTTTAAATCAAAGCCACCCAGCGCAGACTCTCGTGACTGCTGGAACTTTTGCCACAACAGATAGAGCACAAACCTCTGTTTGGACTGGTGGAGCGGGCACTTACAATCTGCCAGCGGTATCTACCTTGGGCAATAACTGGTTCACCTTGTTTAAGAACAGTGGAACTGGCTCGATGGTTATCTCAGCAAGTGATTTGATCGATGGAGCTTCTACAAAGACATTTGCTCCTACAGAGTCAGCATTTATTGTATGCACAGGAACAACTTACATCACTGTCGGATACGGTGTTAGCTCACAGTTCTTTTTTACCTCGCTAGTCAAAGCGGTTGTTTCTGGCTCTTACACATTAAGCGCCAGTGAGGCGTCTAACACCATACAGACTTACACAGGAACACTTTCAGGCAACGTCACAGTGATTTATCCGCCAGTCGTGAACTTGTACGTGATCAAGAACTCTGTCACAGCAGGCGGTTTTACACTAACCGTGGGCACTGGTTCTGGCACGTCTGTTGTCATTCCTGCTGGTCAACAAGTGACTTTGGCTTGCGATGGGACTAACTTCTTCAATGCCAACACGTCACAAGCGGGATCAATTACCACTGTGTCCTTAGCTGATGGAACTGTTGGGTCGCCTTCTTTAAGCTTTGCCAGCGAGACAAATACGGGTGTTTACCGTGCGACTGCTGGTCAATTTAACACCGCTATTTTGGGTGTTGCAAGGTCTACGTTGTCGGCAACAGGTTTGACCATTGCTGGATCTGTAGCAGGAACAACTGGCGTGTTTTCTGGAGCTGTTTCAGGAACGACGGGCACATTTTCTGGGGCTGTGTCAGGAACAACTGGAACCTTTACCACTGGTATTACTGGGGGCACGTTCTAATGACCAAGAAGGTCTTCGCGCTTGATACAAAGCCGGGCATCCAGCGCGACGGTACGACCTTTGATGCGGACAGTTACGCAGACGGTCGTTGGGTAAGGTTTCAGCGCGCCCGTCCCCGTAAGGTAGGTGGGTATAGGCAGATCACTGCTGGGATTTCAGGCCCTTCCCGCGGGATCTACGTTAACCCACAGCAAAGCTTCAACAACGTGTTTAATGGGCACTCCAAAGGCTTGCAGGTTGTTCCTATTGACAACAGTGGCGTCGGCTCTGGAGTGACTGATCTGACGCTGTCAAACTTTACCGCATCTGACGACAACGTTTGGCAGTTTGATACGTTCTATGACGTGAGTGGTTCTGGGAATAACTTGTTGCTTGCGCACCCCGGTCAATCTCTCACCCTCATTGACAACAACATCAACACTCCCGTTCTGGGTGGCATTATCACTGGCACTAGCTTGTCAGCGATTGGTGTGTTCACAGCTTCAATGTTTTTAAACAGCACCACAACAGCTTACTTGTCTATACAAGATACCCAAATCGGTGCTGGTCAATCCATCTCTGGAACTGGCATTCCCTCTGGTGCTACAGTTGTCTCGACTAACCTAAGAGTGCCTGTTTTAAATGCTGTAGCTGTGACTGGCATTGCTGGACAATGTTTATGTACATCTACAACTGGTCTGTACATTGGTCAAACCGTTGCTGTTTCTGGAACCTTGACTGGTACAGCCACAGGTATTACCTCTGGCGTGACGTACTACATTATTGCCACAAATTACGCCACAACCTTTACGTTATCAGCATCCTCTGGTGGTGCGGCGATTACCACAACGGCTGGAACTACAACTGGCTTGGTTTTTACGGCTGGTCAAATCCAAGATGTGGTAATTTCTGCCGCCGCAACGACCTCTGGTGCTTCTACGATCACCTTTGACAACAATGTTTCCGTATCTGGTGGGGTAGTCACCCTGCACCCTTACGTGTTTGTTTACGGTAACGACGGGCTGATTAGGAACTGCTCAGCAGGCAACATAAACGATTGGGTCTCAGCAGACGCAAATGAGGTCTCTGTAGCGACTGGAAAGATCGTCCAAGGGCTACCCGTCAGGGGCGGCTCAAACGCGCCTTCTGGGCTGTTTTGGAGCCTTGACAGCCTTATCCGCGTGTCATTTATCGGTGGTGCTGGTACACCCCCACAGTTTTGGCGCTATGACTTGATCTCGTCTCAGTCGTCTATCCTGTCTTCTCAGTCCGTAATTGAGTACGACGGTATCTATTATTGGTGTGGTGTTGATAGGTTCTTACTCTACAACGGTGTTGTGAAAGAGATCCCAAACACTTTTAACCAGAACTACTTCTTTGATAACCTCAACTACGCTCAACGCGAAAAGATCTGGGTGTCTAAGGTTCCCCGTTTTGGTGAAATTTGGTGGTTTTATCCACGAGGTAATGCTACTGAATGTACGGATGCTGTTATCTACAACGTGCGTGAGAACGTCTGGTACGACGCAGGTGAAGCTCTTGGCGCTCGTCGCTCTGCTGGTTACTTCTCTCAGGTCTTTCACTACCCAACTTGGGCTTCTTGGGAGACCAATGAGGTTGGTGGTGTGAACGCAATTACGCTAACTGCTGGTGGAACTACGTACACCAACGGAACATACACCAACCAAGCCTTGACAGGCGGTAGCGGCTCAGGTGCTACGGCTACGATTGTTGTGGCTGGAGGTATCGTTACTTCTGTGACGATCTTCAACAAGGGTAAGAACTACGTTGTTGGCGACGCACTTTCTGCCGCGATCCCAGTGGGGTCTGGTTTGATTATCACGGTCAATCAGGTGGTGAACTTTGTATCCTTGTGGCAACACGAAATTGGTACTGATTTGGTTCAGGATGCAACAGTTCTTGCGATTGAGTCTTACTTTGAGACGAATGACTTGGGTCTGGTCTCGGGAGGCCCTTCCCAGCCGTCTCCAGTGGGTGAGAACAGGTGGCTACGTTTGGAGCGTATTGAGCCTGACTTTATTCAAGAAGGCGATATGGAGGTTTACGTGACTGGTAGATCGTTTGCTCAGTCTGACGATGTAACGTCTGCCGCGTACACATTCACGCCCTCAACGGGTAAGGTCGACATGCGTGAACAGCGCCGCGAGCTTCGCTTGAAGTTTGTCTCTAACGTGGCAGGCGGTGACTACCAAGTTGGTAAGATCCTCTTAGACGCCGATTTGGGCGATGTGAGACCATAATGGCAACCTTCCCTAATGTTACGCAAGTCTATGATCCAAGGTATCACACCTTTGAGTCGTGGGCGTCACTTATGTGCGAACTCTATGCTGTGCAACAATTGGCTATTCCAGACGCAAACACGGATTGGAAAGAGTGGGCGTCTGGACTTAAGGCTATCGATGTGTTTACGAATGAGGGTATACCGGGCCCCTTCATCTACGACGATTGGCACGAATGGGCTGAAGCTCTTGTCAACGCAGTTAACCCATCGGTGAATTGATATGGCAATTGATTATTTTGCGCAACAATTTGGAAGAGATGAATTTGAGGATACAGCTCCAAGGGTAATGAGCGATGAAGAACTGTTTCAGCAAACTGGTAGTTGGGAAGCGGCGGCGGCACTTCGTGACGAGCAAAACAATGCATTAAACCAGTACAACTGGTCACAGCCTGCCGCGGTAACCGCACCCGAAAGCACTGGTGCCTTAAGTCAAGCCGCAACAGGATCAACCACTGGGACGACTGCTGTAGACAACACGGCAGTAACTGGCGGTCTACCTGCAACCAACAACACAGGTAATGTTTTATCAGGGAACATTTTAGCTGGCGCCAGTTGGAACAGCACAAACAATTCGCTTGTAAATGATTTAACCGCATTGACAGGTTTGCAAACCATCAACACGGCGGTGGGTGGAGCAACATCTGCTGACACGCTGAACCAACTCAATACGTTTATGGATGCTGGCGGGTCGTTTGCCCCCGGCTCCACCGTATTCCTCCAAACTGGTGGTGTTGACATGCTTCAAGGCGTCGATGACGCAACCATCACCAACAACATCAATCAAATTGTTTCCACGCTTGGATCTCAAGGTGTCAATGTTGTTTTAACCACATCTCCTAGAGCTGGATCTCTTACCGATGTGGTGAACAACAATTTTCAAACTGGCCCCGCATCCTTCTACAGTGACATTGCCGCAAACAATAACAATGTAGTAACTGTTGACACAATGGGTCAGATCCTGCAAGACAAGTCTCTGCTTAGAGATGCTCTGCACGTCAATGCGGCTGGTGAAGAGATCTATAACAAGTCGGTCATGGAGGCGTACGAACGTCTCAACCCTAATCAAAAGATTGAGGTTGCAAATAAAGTTGCGGCAACAGGTGGTTCGTCTGCACCAGAAGAGCTTGCGCAGGCAATTGACGAGGTTGCTGGTACTAACGTAGCCAACACTGCCGCACAAGCCGCACAAGCTACAACACCCGCAACCGTTGCTGTTCAGCTTCAAGGTCAAACCTATAACGTTAGCACTACAGATGTAAACAAAGTCAAAGATCAAATCTTGGCTCAGGGCACTACGTCTAAGTGGACTGGTCAAGGTTTTGGTTCTCCAGAAGCAAACGCTGAAGCCATGGCTAAGAACTTGGTTGCGTCTGGCGTAACTGACATCAATCAAGTTGCACTGATTGACAAAAAGGTTGACGCTCAAGTTACGCCTGACGGTCAGGGTGGTTTTGTTGATGCATTTGGCAGAGCTGTTGACTCAAGCTTGGTCAAAGAAAATACTGATTATGGCGGTGAGAGCGGTAACATAACCACGACGTACACAGCCCCAATTGGCACTGAAAAAGTTATTGGAAACAAAGTAACTGGTCAAGAGCTGATCAGTGACTATGATCGATCAGGTGGTAGCGCTTGGTCAGGCACTTTTGCAGGCGACGGCAATACAGCTTTTAGAACAAGCTTTGATGCCAGTGGAAAGCCTATTTTTTACACAACTGGCGCGTCTTCCAACGACCTAGTTAGGATGATTGGCGACGATCCAATTCTTGGGAAAATAGCAACTGTTGCCGCTGGTTACTTTGGAGGCCCCGCAGGCGTTGCCGCACTCCAAGCCGCTATGGGCAAGAGCATTGAAGACATAGCCAAAGGCGCTTTGCTTGCTTACGTTGGCGGCGAAGTTGCTGGGAGCATCTCTGGATCAACTGACCTTGTTAGCTCAATAGGCGCCGACGCAACTAAAGTTCTTGCCAAGGGTGCTGGTCAGTTTGTTTCTTCTGGCGGCAAGGCTGACATTGGCAACTTGTTGTTGTCTGGTGGCATTGATGTTGGCACAGATGCTATTGTTGGTAACGTCCCGGGATTCAGTGATCTAAGCGCAGGCGAGAAGACATTTGTCAAGAGTGTAGTCAAGACCACTATTCAGAACGGCGGAGATATATCTGTTGGCGACTTAATTGACGCTGGGTTTAATGCCGCAAATGCCGCCACAACAGCTTCTAAGACAGGCACTGTTGCTACGGCTATTCAAGCAAATACAACTATCAATAACGCTGTCAGCAACGCTGTCAATACTGAAATTGAAAAGGCATCGACATTTGATGCTACTGGATCAACAGACATCAATACCGCGATGCAAGCGGCTGATAATGCTGGATACGGTAAGTTCACATTTGATGGCAAGACTTACACCATTGACAACAACAACGCTGGCAACACGATTGCTCTGCTTGAAGGTGATGCACTCAAAACAAACACTGCCGCCAATCTTAAAGGTGGTGAATTTGAAGGTGTAGACGCGCAAGCCGCCGCAACTGCAAAAGCTAACAACACCAACATTGGTAACACTGAAGCTGACACGCTAGAAGAAGCTCAAGCTTTAGCTAAGACCCGCAATCCCACAGGCTCAACATTTACCTATGGTGGTGTCACATACGACATGGGCGCATCAAGCTCTGCTGTCAATAACGCTATTAACCAAGCCAAAACAGAAGAGTTAAAGAACAACATTGCCAACGCATCATCAAGAGACGAAGCGTTCAGAATTGCTCGTGAAGGCGGTCTTGGCGCTAAAGATGTGTTCACATGGAATGGAAAGAGCTACAGCGCCGCTACTGCTCAAGAGCGCCCAGACCTATCTGGCCCTACGATTGATCAGTTAAACAAAACCAATCTGGCTACAGTTACAGATGCATCTAAGACTGTCGGCGCACAAAGTGATACCGCCGCACGAGCTACTGCCGCAGATGAGCTTCTGAAGCAACAAACCGCCTCCACAAAGAAAATTGAGTCAACAGGTTTCTTTAGCAACCTTGCCAACACAATTCAAAATCAAATGAAGCTGAGCAGTGCGGCGGCAAATGATTACTTGAAGAACAACCCAGACAGCCCGATCACAAACAGCGTAAGCACGGCATACGAAGCCGCTGGTAACTTAGAAAAGAATGTTGCAGGTGGTTTGGCTTTAATAACAAACAATAAACCATTAGCTGACGCTTTTGTAAAAAGTGGTAACGATTTGACTAAAGTTGGTCAAAGTATTGGCAATGGTGTAGTAGATACAAAGAACTGGAACGACACCACACAGTTGATTCAAAATGCTAACGGTTGGGAAAAGGTTGGCATATTGGCTGGTCGCATCATGGATGGCACGAGCGGTTTGGGTCGTCAGGTTGAGGTGGAGCTGAGGCAAGAGTTGCCCGGCCTCTTTCTCGGGGGCGGAACCGTCAAAGGCATCTTGATTGCAACTGGAACCATGGACACCGCAGAGACCGCAGGTAATGCCGCCCTAGAAACTTATGACGAGTCCATCAAAAAGGGAAAGACCCACGCCGACGCTTTGTCAGACGCAAGGAAAGCTGGCGCCGCCGCTGGTATGGCAGAAGCCGCTGTTCAGTTAACACTAGGCAAGGTTGCAGACGTTGTTGTTGGCAAAATTGGAAATATTGGCGCTAAAGCTGGTACTAAGATTGTTGGCGAGGGTGTTGTTGAAGGCGGTCAAGAGGGCGGCTCGTCTTTGGCTGTCAATGCAATTCTTGGTCAAGAACTAGATGTCAACAAAGCCCTGACGCAGACGGTTCTTGGTGGAGCTGTTGGTAAGGGTACTGCTGTTGCAACTTCACCTAGTGACATTGCCACAACTACAACAATCAACAACAACATTACAGCCGCCGTTACTTCTGGTAATGCGGCAAGTGTAAACACAGCGATTACAAACTCTGTTCAGACTTCTTTGTCTGGTGGATCAAGCGTTGAGATTGCTGTTGGTGCTTCTGTTAATTCAGCAATTACCAACGGAGCTGATGCTGGTTCATCTATCACAAGTGCAGTCTCTTCTGCCGTAACAAGCGGTGCTGACGTAAATCAGACAGTTACGGCATCTATTGACTCAGCAATTACCGCTGGTGCAAACACAACCACAGCGATCAATTCAACCGTCAGCTCAGCGATTACAAGTGGTGCTAATGTATCTCAGACTGTGTCTGGTTCTATTACTGCCGCCACAAGTGCTGGCGTTAGTGTCAATACAGCGGTTACAAACACTGTTAACAGTGCGGTAACAGCTAGTATTGCAACAGGTGCTGATGTAGCAACCTCTGTCAACTCAGCCGTGACAAGCGCGATCACATCTGCCGCCACTAGCAATGCAAACACAACGACAGCGATTAGCTCTTCTGTTAGCTCTTCTATTACTGCCGCGGCAAGTAGCAACGCAAACGTAACAACCGCTGTAGATTCAGCCGTGACTTCTGCAATCACAACTGCTATTTCAAGCAACGTGAACGCTAATACTGCCGTAACGACCGCTGTGGACTCTGCTGTTACAACTGCGCTTAACAGTAATGTGAACGCCACTACAGCAATTACAACCTCGGTAAATGCGGCAATCAATGCGGCTGTGAACGCCAACGTCAATGCCAATACAAATGCAAACGTCAATGCAAACGTCAATGCCGCCGTTAATGCGGCTGTAGCCGCGGCTGTGAATGCTGGCGTAGACACTAACACCGCTGTCAATGCCGCAGTAAACGCGGCTGTTAATGCAAACGTCAATACGAACGTCAATACAAACATTAACATCAACATTGATGAGCTTAAAAAGTCTGCAACTGAAACAGCAACGTCTGCCGTAGAAAAGACTGAACTGATCGGCACGATCAATGACTTGCTTTCTGGTACGCCTACAGCTACACCAGTCACGCCAACGACAACACCCAAGACGTCCACCAAGAAAAAAGCGGCAGGTTTAACTTCAGGTTTACTGGCTGGAGCCGCTATGGCTGGTGATTTAGACCGCCTTCCCCCTCAGATGCTCAAGGCGTACATGACTCAGGATAAGTTCGTGGATCCGCTTGCCAAGCTTCAGGCTTTGCAAGAAGGCATGAATACTGAGAAAATGCCAGCATTACCTCAAGTTAATACACAGGAACCAGATATGCCAGATCAAGGCAATTGGAAATACGGCACAGCCCCAGACGACCTAGACTCGCTGTTTGGTGAAAAGTCTGAAGAGGAAGAGGGATCGCTAGGCTTTAAAGCTGGTGGCTACGTTGCCCCCCTTCAGATGGCTTCTGGTGGCGCTATGCCCCTACCCTTGCTGGTCAAGTCTGGAGGCGCTCTGGGAGCTCTTCCACGAGGTGATGGTCGTTTGGACTTCCGCCATGGCGCCCACGTCGCTGGTGAGGGCGATGGACAGTCTGACGACATCAAAGCCATGTTGGCTGACGGTGAGTTTGTGTTCCCTGCGGACGTAGTTTCTGCTCTAGGAAATGGCTCAACCAAGGCAGGTTCAGATAAACTATACGAAATGATGCACTCTATACGCGCTAGGGCTAGGTCTAAGAAGCCCAAAGACCTACCTCCGCCAGCATTGAAATCACCACTTGACTACCTAAAGAAACAGGTAAGGAGCTAAAAAATGGGACTATTCCAAGGTGAAGCACCACCAAATGTACAGACGACCAGAGAGACGTCGGCTGTAGCTCCTCAGTACCTGACGGATTACCTGACCCAGCTTGCACAGCAAGGTCAGCAGGCTTTGGGCACAAAAGACCCAGTAACTGGCGCATACACAGCACCTACACAAGCGGCGCTTACAGCCGCTGGGACGCCTTATGTAGCCCCTTTGAGCCAGCTTCAAAAAGACGTAGCTACCTATGCGCCAGAAGCGTTGATGCGTTATCAAACGCCCATGGACGAGGCTTTGGCGGCTGGTCAAGCTGGCGCAGGGATTGATCAGGCTGACATCTCTAAGTTCTACAACCCCTACGAGAACGCCGTTATCGGCGGCATGGGCGTACAAAGCGCTACTAACGTTCAACGTAACCTTATGCCCCAACTCAAGGGTGGCTTTGTGGGGACTGGTGGCTTAGGTAGTCAACGCTATGCCAACGCCTTGGGTCAAACCATGGGCGACGTGAACACCGCCCTACTGCAAGAACAGAATAAGGGACGTGCGGCTGGTTACCAATCAGCCCTTGATGCCGCCTTGCGTGAGATGAGTGGTCAGACACAAGCTGGTCAAATGCTAGGCACTTTGGGTGCTCAGGAACAGCAAGCCGCAACGACTGGTTTAAAGACTGGTGCTGACATTGGCGCTATTGAGCAGGCTCAAAACCAAGCCATTATCAACGCACCAACCACAATGGCTGGTAACGTAGCGCAGATCCTACGTGGTTATACGTACCCAACGGTTACAACCGAGAAGTACGACGGCCCTGCCTCGTCCTACGGCCCCTCCGTGTTGTCGCAGATTGGTGGTTTGGGTTCATTGGTTGCGGCTGGTACAAACAAAGATCAATCTGGTTTGCTTGATAGAGCGTTTAAATTCATAGGCGATCAATTTACTGGCGCCCCTGAACAATTAAGCGGCCCTCAAGATTAAGGTAAAACATGGCTACTAAACCACCAGATTTTACAAGTGTCATTGGCGGTGATGCCATGCAAACGTATTTAGACGCTCAAAAAAATGCTAAAGAAAAATTTGAAGAGCGTCAAAATCGTTTAATAGATCCTGTTTACCTTGCCATGGCTCAAGGCTTTTTGGCGCCTACAAAGACTGGATCTTTTGGTGAGTCGTTAGGCAACGTCGCCGCGGCGGTAGGCCCTGCCCAGTCTGCTGAAGATAAGCGCATCATGGAAATGGCAAAAATGCGTTTGGACATGGCTACGCAAGGTCTATCAACTGAAATTCAAACAAAACAAGCTGAGATGAAGCAACGCTTGATCAATGAAGATCTAGGCGTAGAGTCACCTTATGCAAAGCCGCCTGTAGCTCCTCAAGTAGCTCCTCAACCCGCACCTCAGCCTGCTCCTACAGCCGCACCTACTGGTGGCTTGCCAACTGCTCCTCAGGCGCCTGCTATGCCAGCTCCGTCTGCACAAGCACCTGCCCAAGCACCTTTGTCTATGGCACAGCCTCCTACGCTTCCTACGCCCCAAGCTCCTGCTCCTATGGCTCAGCAAGGGCCTGTTGGCACACAGTTGTTCCCTGCTCAACCAGAAGGCTTTACCGCGCAAGAAAAGTTAGATTACAAACGAGGTATAGCCGCTAACAAAGATCCGTATGAGATCCGCAAGGACATTATGGAAGCTCGCCGCAAAAACATGGTAGTTAACCCAGCAGGTACGGTTGGAGTAAACGCATTGACTGGTCAGAAGTTTGGGTTTGATCCAACTCCAACAGACACTTATATTTACGGGTATGGCAATTATAAAATTCCTGCAACACACGCAACAATGCTTGGTGAAGCTCAACAAGACCCAGACAAATATGCCGAGCTGGCAAAAATGATTGTGTTCGGCCCACAAGCCAAGCCTGCCACACCATCTACCCCTAACGCAACACCTACTAATGTGGCGCCTGCTGGAGCGCCAGCGCAGGTTCCACGACCCACCACGTCACAATCAGAGGCAGAGGCGGCACAGATTAAAGCTGAAGGCACAAAAACTGGCGAAGGCAGAGTTAGTCGAACCAGCGAAGCCATGGATGCAGTCAAAGCCGCTGAGAGCACTCGTATCATTGCCCAGAGCGCCAAGGATGTCATCAACCAGCCTAATTCTGAGTTGTTCATGGGCATCTTTGAGAAGCCAAAGATTAAAACAGCGTTGGCAAAAATGGTTGAAGACACGGTGTTTGCGCCTACGAACTTCCGTGAAGCTCTTACTTCAATGAACATCGCTTTGAGCGTTCCACGTAATCCTAACGAAAACAACAAGGACTACATGGCGCGCAAACAAGACGTGATGGATCGCTACATTGAAGCGACCACGTTGATGGCTCAAGCTAAGTTTGCGGCAAGCTTGTTGTCTAAGGGTCAGGGCACTATCACTGACGGTGAGCGTAAACTGTTTGCTGACACGACGATCAACACAAAGATGTCTGTCAGTAGCTTTAACAAGATCTCTGACATGTTGATCGAGCGCTCCAAATTTGCTGAAGATTTGGGAGGTAAGCTTGCTCGAAACAGAATGCAGATTGACGACTTTAAACAAACGCCTGAATACAAAAAGATGGCGCGTGAGTATGAGGGTCGTTTAAGCTCAATCCTTCGTGGTGGCAGACCTGCCGCAAGCTCTTCTGGTGGTAGACCAGATCTAGATGCGGCGCAAGCAAACATAGAGAGGCAACTTAGATAATGGCTGATCTCAAACTTAGTTTTATCCGCGAGCTGAACAAAGACCAGCTTCAAGTTGCTGAGAAGGTGGCTAGAGCCGCCATAGCCATGGGCATTGATCCTTCGTTTGCTGTCTCTATTGCCTTCAAAGAAGGTAGCCTTGACCCCAAAACAATTGACAGCCCCAAAGGTGCAATTGGGATGATGCAAGTCAAGCCATCAACTGGTAAGGCTTATGGCTACTCTGAAGCAGACCTGCGCGATGCTGACAAAAACCTTGAAGCTGGACTTAAAAACCTCAAAGAGTCTTTGGCTTATGCCAAAAATAAGCCCATGCTTGCGGCTATCTATTACCACAGCGGCCCTGACGAGATCAAAGCTCAAGCCGAAGGCAAACCGCTTGGCGATAACGCCCTAAATTATGTAAAAAAACTTACAGAGTTTGGTACGTTTGCGGCGTTTAACCCAGACTTCAAAGCCCCTGCGGAGCCCGAGGGTGCTCCTAATGCTCCTGCCGCACAGCCAGAGCCAACAGCGCCACCCACAGCTCCGCCTTCTGGTATGGCTGGTGTAACCATGCCTACTACAGAGCAAGACTTCATTAGAGCTGACTCTGAGGCGGATCTTAAACGTCAAGAGTATGGCTTGATGGGGCTCGGTGCAGGGACTGCTGTTGCCGCCGCTCCAAAGGCTAGTCGAATTGCCACTGGTATGGCTGGTAGAACCATGCGCGCTTTTGACATGGCTAGAAGACCACCACAAGCCCCTACAGGCGGTTTGCCTACTGGTGGTGCACCTACTCCCCCACCAGCGCCTCCAAGCGCTCCTATGGGCGGTTTGCCTAACCCGCAAGGTCAACCAGTACCTTCAGTGGTTCGTCAGGCTCCATCTACTGGTTACGGCACGTACAACTACGGTGTCTCACAAGGTTTGACTGACATCGAGTCTGGTTTGGCAAAGGACATGACCAAGCAGGCTGGTGGTGTGCATGACCTGTTGACACAGCGCCGAGAAGCCATGAACAGACTTCAGGGTATGGGTGCAAACGATTTTGTTGAGAACCCACGTTTTGGTGGGATCATGACACAGGCGCCTAGCGTCGGTGGTGGCCCTCGTGAGTCATTTGCTATGCAAACCCCAGAAGCTGGTAAGCCAGCACAGCTTGCACCTATCCCAAAAGCTCCAATCATCCCTACGACGCCTCCACCACTGTCAGGTTTAGACCAAGTCAAAAACATGTTTACTGGAATGATGAGACAGAGCATGAAATTCATGCCCGTGATTGGGCCTCCCTTGGCAGGCTTGAGCATCGGTCGTGACTTGGCTGACATTGAGACCCAGTATGATCGGGCCCCCAAAGAGCGTGACTACACAGACATTGGTCTAAGTACTGCTGGCGCCTTGGCTACTGGTGCTTCACTGTACCCACCAGCTTTCCCTGTTGCGGCTCCTTTGAGTATCGGCATCCCAACATTCCGTAACATACGCAGGAATATCTTGGCTCAAGAGTCAGACCCTGCTGTTCAAGCATTTATTCAGTCAGAGCCAACTGCAAAAGAATTAGAAGAGGCGGCTCGCCCAGCTTTCAGGTATGCTAGACCTTGATAGAATTGCCTTACAAGTGTGTTTTTTTGAGCAGTTGCCACTTGTTTAGCCCCCCTCACACGGGGGCTTTTTTTTACTCATCAAGTTCCTGCTCAAAGCGTTTGGCGTCCACTAAGTCGTCAAACTCATGGCAGTCTTTACGGTCTCTAGGGTTTTCGTTGAATTGTGTTTTAGCAAAGTCCCTAACAACGTAGTATCGCTGAGCATCTTCTGCCCACACCTTGATCTGATCAAGAAAGACTGGAAGCTGGGATGGCTTCCAATCCTCGCCAAACAGCTCGTTGATGAACTGTTTAGGTGTCATAGGTTCTCTCGATATTCGCCAAGAGCGCGAGCTACATTGGTGTTGAGCGAGTTTACGAACTTGATGCACATATCGCGCTCTGTTTTAACAATAGCAGGCATAGCCGCCATGATAAAACCGTCAGCCAGCTTTTGAAGGTCTTCCTCAAGGAAGTTGTAGGTCTCCTCAAGGTAGATCTTTCGGAAAGCTTCTTTGATTTGGTCTTTGTCAAGGTAGGGGTTCATGTGTGTTTATTCTTAGCTTGCCAGTATTTGAGGAGGTGATAGAACATTTCCTCCCCGCGTTCGAGGTCTTCTTGAGACCATTCTTTGATGACCACGAGACCGGGCTCCGTGACCGACACAAAGACATTTGCGCATCTCGCATAAGGAAGATCTAACCCCAAGCGATAAGCGGCTAATTGCATAAGGTGCTCGTCATACGTCTCCACCTTGGCTGGGTCTGTAAACTCCTTTGTTTTGAAGTCAATCACAATTCCATCTCCGTCTTCGGAGTGCAGATCTAGCTTCCCACCAAACCCTAAATCATTGGCGAAGGACTTCTCAGACACCCACGTAGGCTCACCAAAGACTTTCTTGACCTCTTCGCCTACGCCCATTTGGTATTCCATCATGTCAGCAACCATGACACCTTCATACCAACTCTCCAAAGCCGTGTGAACCTCTGTACCACGTTGAGCGGCGGCGCGAGCGTGTTCCCTTGAGTCCTTGATGACTCGTTGGACGTAGAGGTCTTCTGCCTCGTCTGGCGCCCTTGGAAGGGTCATAGCCGCGAGCATCATTTGGTTGAGCTTCCACGCCTCGAGCCCCGGCTTGGCGGCACAGCCAATGATCGTTGTGACTGATGGAACAAGGTTTAGTTTGCGCGCATCAGCTAGTGTTGTGTTCCGTGGTTGCCCGTTCTTGGCTTCCACGGTGTACTTTGGTTGCCCATCTCTGGTGTACCAATGTGAGCTCTCGCTCGCTCTTACGGTTATTGACATGCAGTTTCCTTTAATTTCCAAAGCACTTTGGGTGATCCGTTAGATGACTTGGCTATGCCAAACCCGCAAGAGACAATGTGTTGAGCACGTCTAGCGGTTTGCACAATGTGTCCCCAAGCTCTGCCATCTGGTGGAGGGGTTAGACCCCTTCTTTCGGCATAGGCTCTCGCCTCTTCAACCAAAAATGGTCGTGTTGTTGACCGAGCAAACTCGATCAGGAAAAGCTCAGCTCTTCCAGACCAGTCGCCCAGTTCCCTGTCAGCTCGATCAGAGGAAAGCTTAGCCATTTGATGACCTTTGCTTGGCTCAGAACCGAACATGTCAGCCGTAGATTTGTCTGTAGGGTGTTTCATGATCAAAATGGCAAATCATCTTCCATGTCGTCAAAGCCGCTAGAAGGGGCTTTATCGGGCTTTGGAGCGGTTTTTCTGCCTTGGACAGCCTGCCACTCAGGTGAGTCCTCAATCATCGCTTTAAGACCCTTTCCGAAGGTTTCAAACAACTCAAGATCAGGTTCTGCGATACGGAACACTTGGTTAGGGTTGATGGCAGGGGGTAAACCTGCGGACTTGATCACTGAGGGAACAGGGGCTACGCCCTTGACGTTGGAGTACATCTTGCCGTTCTTGCCCGGGCGCGGTATGACAGTCAACATGCACCACGCACCAAGAATGCTTTGGATGTCAAAGCGACGCATCTCCGTGTCTGTGAAAGGCTTGTTACGCCAGTTTTGTAGGTCGATTCGAAGGTTAGCCTTCTCTGACCAACTCAGCGTGTAGTTCTTAAAAATCGCTAGGGGATCACCACGCTCAGTGACCAGCTCGTTCCCTTCGTCGTCTTTGCCGTGGAGTTCCCAACCAAGCATGATCTTGCGTTGGTGCTTCTCTTGACCTTCGTACTCAGAACGCTGGGTTCCTAAGTCGATGATGCGATAGCAACGTGCAAGGTGAAGACCTGCTGGCACGGGTTTGAAGTCGCCTATTGGCGCTGTGTTTTCTACAAAAAAGCTCATGATTTTTCCTTAAAGATTTCGTTAAATTGGCTAGTAAACTGATTGATAAACTGGTTTAATTTTGGGTCTGTTTTAGTTGCTTCCTCAAGTAAATATTTTTCGTATTCCTGCTGTAAAACAGGGTCTTTTTTCCATTCCTCGTACTCTTTGTTTGTAGCCATGGTGATCCTCACTTATCTGATCCAAAAAAGAATGCCATTCCAATTTCGTCAGGGATCCGCGCCCCGCCGCTGTAAATGTGGTTGATGTCCACTTTCTCGTTCATGCCATCAGCGATGCCCATGAAGTAGTGAAGGCTCTCTGTGTGCCAATCAAGCACCATGAGAATCCCGATGCGACCTTTGCTGGTGTCAAACCATAGGACGTCTTGTAAGTTCATTCTTCGTCCTCTGGGTACTCTTCTGTGTCTTCGCGGTCTTCGTCTGTTTCAATTGCTGTGTTCTGAGCTTCTTGCTCGCGTATAGCCTTGTTGCGCTCTTCGAGCTCTTTCCACTCTTGGGGCGTACGCTTGGGATTGATAAAACCTTCAGGGCTTTCAGCTTCAAGTTCAGCCATAGTTTTGTGGGTCATCATGGTCTCCAAATAAAAATGTAAAGTGCTAAGATCACTGCACCGATAAAGAACAGGATCACGTTGATTCGCATGGTGCGGAATTCTTTGTCGTTCATACTTACCTCGTTTTAAGCATTGCGTCAGCCACAGCCCATGCGGATTCTTCAATCCAAGACTTTCCTGCTAACAAGATTTGTTTTTCTAGCTTGGGGTTAGCAAGCATCCCTTGCATAGCTTTAGCCGCAAAGTAGTCACGCAATGTCATGCCTTGTTCGGTAATGTGTGATACGCCTGCTGGGGCAGGAAATGCTGGTATGTTCATGTCAAACCTCCCACACAATCAGCACTGCGTACAGCGCAATCAGGAAGAGGGCGTAGGCAATCCAGCCAGCAATGCGGCGCTGAGAGAACTCAGGCTCAATGTTGAGCAAAGCCATTTGCAGAAGTTCTGCGTCGTGACTCATGTGGTTGCGTTGGGGAGGGGTGTAGTTGCACCCAATTTGAAGACCAGACTTGGTCGTGTAGGGAAGTTGTTTATTCATAAGATTCTCCTTAACCGCCGTATCGGCGTACACGAATCTTAACACGCAGTTAAAAGCAGTCAACACAATCCCGAGTAAACTGTAGGGTTTCTTTTAATTTAAAGTTAATGTATACTTGGCGTCAAGGAAGAAAAAAAATGAAATTGCGTGAGTATTTTGAGACGGAACCGCTAGGCGCTAGAGGAGAGATGGCGGCGCATCTTGGCATCAGTTTGACATGGATGTCACTGTTGATCCACGAGCGTAGAACAGCGTCTGCCGCGTTAGCGGTTAAGATTGAAAAAGCAACACAAGGTTTGGTCACAAGAAAAGACTTGCGTCCTGATTTGTTTTTCGTGTAGAGTTTGAGGCACGGCTAGGTTCTGGGTAGCTCCCTAAACCGAAAAGCGTTCCATCCCCGCCTGCCGCTGTTTCTTTTTGGGATGTGTTATTGGGATCGGTATGCACTATTATCAATTCAACATTGGCGACTACGCCAGTCACACGCGCCACCTCGATTTATACGAAGACTTGGCTTATCGTCGCCTGCTCGACATGTACTATCTACACGAACGCCCGTTGAACGCCGATTCAACGTCCGTTGCTAAGCAAATTGGTATGCGAGATAAGGTTCAAGTTGTTCAAGACGTGCTCAATGAGTTCTTTCAGCTCGGAGAAGAGGGTTGGGTCAATGACCGTGCGGACAAGGAAATTAAGCATTTTCACTCCAAAATTGAGCAAGCATCACGCGCTGGTAAAGCATCCGCTGAACGTCGGAGTAACGCCCGTTCAACGGACGTTCAACCAACCAATAAACAAGAACCAATAACCAATAACCAAGAAACAGATAAAGTAGCTAAAGCTACTCCTGACCTCGGCAAGCCGAAGTCAGTGCCCCCTGCACCAATTCAGGAAATAGTTGAGATGTACAACACCATCCTTCCTGAACTGCCACAGACCATTGTTGTCAACGATTCTCGTAAGAGGGCTATAGCCGCCAGATGGCGTGAGGTTGTCACTGCTGACAAACTTGACAGACAAGGTGGGCTGGACTTTTTCAAGTGGTACTTTGAGATGGTTAAGACCTCAAAGTTTCTGACAGGCAAATCTAAGGACTGGAAGGCTGACATGGACTTTCTGTTCAACCCAAGCAAGTTTCCTCGAATCATCGAAGGCACATACCACAAGGATCAAAAATGAGTTACGCATCAGCTAAACAGCGCTACGCTGAAAAAACAACAGATACATTTGACGGCTCTGAAAGCCATGACTGCTTTGCCAATTGTTGCCCTATGGCTGGTGGGATCTCCACTGGCGGCAAATGGGTCTGTGCTTACCACCATCAGGCTACCGCGGACACATGGCCTCGTGTGACTGAAGCCTTACGTGACTGCGAGAGCATACGTGTTGCGATCAACGAAGTTATGAAGATCGACATGATTTCTTGGGGCGCCATGGTCAATGGTTACCCACCCAAGTGGCAAGAGTTTGCCGCTCTGTTTGACAACGAGCCTGACCTTCAGCCAAACGAGCACGAGAAGATCCGCAAAACAAAGTACGAGTACCGCCTGCGTAATGAGCTGGCTATCCGTGCAGGCTTAGCAAAGAGGAAGGCATGACAAAGCATGAAGCCCAAAAAATCCTCGACAAAATCCGCGAGGGGTATGGTCATGCCTACACCGAGGCTTGCGCCATCGAATGTTTGTATCTCACAGGAGACCTTGGAACACATGAGGCAGTGCGAAGCACGGGAATGGATGAGCAGGTACGAGAAGAAGGCTATCGAGAAAGGCTCCGCTGGCGCGCAATTATGGTGGCAAGGAGTAAAGAATGACATTGCAAAACGAAGAGGAAAGCCAGCCTGTGACGACCTTGTCCAAAGAATGCAAAATGAACGCAACTTGCGTAGAGTTGGACTTTCCCCCAGCAGAGCTGTTTCCCAACAGAGCTAAGGGTGTTCATTGGGCAAGATTACACAAACTGCGCGCAGACTATCGAGATAGCAGTTCGTGGTTAGCAAAACACCAACTCAAGGGTTGGAAACATGCAGGCAAAGAATTGATGCTTACACTAACGTTTGAAATGCCTGACAAGCGTAAGCGTGATGCTGACAACTGCCTTGCCGCGGCTAAGGGAGCCTTGGATGGATTGGCTGACGCGATGAATGTGAATGACCAGCTTTTTCAACCAATATTGATTTACCGCGTAGCGGGACAGAAGCCCGGCAAAATTTTGATCAAAATTGAGGAACAAACATGAGCGAAAAACTTATTGACCCTAACGACGCAGTGGACTTTATGATTGCCCACTCTGCAAAGTACGCCGAGGCTGAGGCTAACAAGGTGTTTATGGAGGAGCTGAGGAAGACAATCAAAGCTGAGGAAATGAAGAACGCTGAGATCTATGGCAACGGCGAGTACAAGACCGCCGCCATGCAGGAGCGCGAAGCCTATGCCTCCCCACGCTACAAAGAGCACCTAGAAGCCCTCAGACAAGCCGTACAGGAGCGCGAACGCCTTCGGTGGCTCCTCATAGCCTGTCAGGAAAGAATCGCTGTATGGCGCTCTATGGAGGCTTCTAACCGCCACGTTGAGAAGGCTACCCTGTAATGCCTTACGCGAAGCCCAACGATGACCAGCACGTTCTCTTTGGAGAGCAGGAGTCGTGGCGCGAGGAGTGGGCGGGTATGCCTGAATACGAGCAAAAGAACTTGCTTCCCGTCTACTCTCTTCGCGTGAATTTTGCCAGCGTAGAAAGCCTTCAGGCTTTTGCCAAGCTCATTGGGCAATCGGTGACCACCAAGACCAGCTCTGTGTGGTATCCCGCTCAGGAAAAAGCAACACTGGCAGACAAGCGATATGTCGATGAAGCCTAAGCACCCGATCTACATCGTCTCCAAAGGGAGATGGGGGACAACGCTCACGGCAGATGCGCTTGAACGAATGGGCGCCAAGTACCGCGTGGTGGTCGAGGAGCAGGAATTCGATAACTACGCAAGTAGCGTAGATCCGTTAAGGTTGTTGGTTTTGCCGCAGAGATACCTTGATAGCTACGTGACGTGTGATGAGCTGGGGAATGCGAAGAGCAAAGGCCCCGGCGCGGCACGTAACTTCGCATGGGATCACTCCATCTCTCTGGGCGCCACCCGCCACTGGGTGCTGGACGACAACATCGATGGCTTTCACCGCCTTAATCGCAACATGAAAATCAAGTGCGAAACGCCAGCAATATTCCGTGCGGCTGAGGACTTTGTCGAGCGCTATACCAACGTGCCTATTGCTGGGTTCAACTACTCTATGTTCGCCAAGCGTAAAGACACGCCTCCGCCGTTTGTTTTGAACACCCGCATCTACTCTTGCCTGTTGATTGAAAACGCGCTTAAACACCGCTGGGAGGGGCGCTACAACGAAGACACACACCTATCCCTGCGCGCACTCAAAGACGGCATGTGTACGGTGCAGTTCAATGCGTTTTTGCAGAACAAGGTTAGAACCCAATCGATGGGTGGCGGCAACACTGAAGCCTTCTACGCAAGCGAGGGCACTATGCCCAAGTCACAGATGCTCGAGGAGTTGCACCCAGACGTCGCAAGGGTGGTGTGGAAGTTTGACCGCTGGCACCACTTTGTTGACTACAACAGATTCAAAAAGAACAGGCTTGTCAAGCGTGACGGGCTTGTCATCCCTGAAGGCACAAACGAATACGGTATGAGGCTCGTCAATGAATAACACTCTCACAGCAAAAGAACGCGCCTACGTGGGGCTTGTCAAAGAGCTCCCGTGCTCTGTGTGCGACCAAGAGGGGCCCAGCGACGCGCACCACGTCAAACAGCATAGGCAGTACACCGTCATAGCCTTGTGCAAGTCCTGCCACCAAGGGAGCAAGATGGGCTGGCATGGGGAGCGTAGGGCGTGGGCAATAGCCAAGATGGAGGAGATAGACGCCCTGAACATCACCGTAAAACGCATCATGGAGCTGGTTTTAAAGGGTTAGGGAAAACACCTACAAAAATATTTATAAAAAGATTGCACAAGCGTTTTAACTTCATGTTAAGATCCTAATCACTGCAATAAGCAGGTTACCTGAAAGACAAACATCATGACTACAGCAACATTGATCCAAACAGAAGCTCTGATCTCTACAATCACTTCTGACATCGACTCACTCTACGTGCTCGACCAACAAGCCAAAGCATTGGCTGAGCAAATCAAAGCTCTCAAAGATTCCATCGCCAACAAGTATGGCGAAGGCGAGCACAAAGGCGAACTCCACAGCGTAACTGTTCAGTTGGTTCCAATCTCTGGCACGGTTGACTACAAAAAGCTTTGCGTGGCTTACGGCATTCAAGACGATGTTCTTGACACATACCGTAAAGCAGGTCGCGCTGACATACGTGTGACACCATCAAAATAAACAGGGGGCGAAAGCCCCTTTTTTTATTCTTTTTTTTGACATAAAACTAGCCTACGATTTCATGGCAACAATCGGTTGCACTAATGGGGTAAATCATGAAATTTGAAATAGAGTTTGGTTGGATTGGAAATGAGAAAGTTACGATCGAGTCATGGGATTTCGAAAAAATTACCGAAATACATAATTTCATCCAATTCATGGAAGAAAACGGCTGGGCGGTTGACTATGAAGCAATTGAGCCTGATGATGAAGATGATACGGAAGAAGAAGAAGTGACGCCTCTAGGTTTAACTTCCGACGAAGAACTGTAACTTATAAGCTACAAAAGGGGCTTACTTCGCTAAGAGGTAAAGCCCCACATTGCTGAATGCATACCCGATATATACCATTGCCATATACGGATTTCCTTTGAACAGTTGTTCTCCCGCAATGTAGGCGTAAATAAGCCCAGTGATGATGATTAAAGGTGCGCTCATTAGAACTCACTCACATCGTAGACTTGACCCCTGAACTCGATGAGCCCCTCACCAAACTTATGGCACAGCTCAGGCCACAACAATCGACCATTGAAAAAATTTAGCA